GAAAGTTTGCTATGGCAGCTAAAGAGCTGGATAAGGGGTTCTCAGAGACACTTAAAGTATTGGCGCGTGAATTATCTGGGGGGAATGTCTAAGTGAACCGCGCAAGTTTTTCATCACTAATGTCTAAAGGAGGACAAAAAATGAAGTATGGCAAAAAGAAACCTATGAAGTCTGTCAAAAAGAAGGTAATGAAGAAAAAGGCGAAGCCTAAAAAGAAGGGGTACTAAATGCCAGAAACAAAAAATGTTGAAGTTCACGTTACTGGTGTTTCAATGTCAGGAGCTGTGAAAGATGACAACAAGCGATCTGCTCCAACAGATCAGAAAAAATCTGGAGAAAAGGCGGCTAGAGATAGCTGAAGATATGGTTGATGGCCGCATGACGGACATCAACGCATACCACAAAAACGTAGGGATCGCAGAGGGTCTAATGCAAGCCTCTGAGGTTATCCGCGAAACATTGAAAAAATTAAACGAAGAGGATGTATAGCGTGTCTCATCAACATGATCGAATATTTACAGATGAAGAAACCAATGCCACTATTGGATCTCATCAATTACCAGTTCCCTTGAACTGGAAAGTTTTAGTTCAGCCAAATCAGGCAAAGACAAAAACATCAGGTGGAGTTCTTCTGCCAGAATCATCCAAAGATAACGAAGAATATCTAACAGCTCATGGGACTGTGTGTGCCTTGGGTGACTTAGCGTATCGTGACAGAGATACAGGCCAGCGATGGCGGTCTGAGGTCTGTCCAAGGGTTGGGGATCGCGTAACCTATGGAAAATACGCTGGTCAAAAACTTGTTGTAAAAGGCGTCAAATTCCTTCTGCTAAACGATGATGAAATCACATCGATCTTGCCAGATGGTGTTGAAGTCGCAGCATATGTGGGGTGATTGATATGGCAGAAAAAGAACAAATTCTGGAAGAGATCGAAGCCGAAATTCAAAAAGCTAAAGGTGAGCCAGAAGATTTCGAAATAGAAGTTATCGATGAACCTGTTCAAGAGGCCAAAGAAGAGGCCAAAGATCAGGCCGAAGCAAAAGAAGATGACTATGGGCCGAAGGTTCAGAAGCGTATTCAAAAGCTAGTCGGTCAGCGTCGAGAAGCTGAAATCCAAGCTAGGCAAATTCAGGAGCAGAATGAGCAGCTCCAAAAACGTCTGTCGCGCTTGGAGCAAGGATCTCAGCAAAACGCAGAGAAGGCGTTTAATCAACGCTATAACCAAACAAAAGCAGCCTTACACAAGGCTGTTGAGGAGGGTGACACAGAAGCTCAAGTATCGTTCCAAGAGCAAATGGCCGACATGAGAGCTGCTATGCGTATTGCCGAAATGCAGAAGCAACAAAATCAACAACGTGCGGCGGCTTCGCCTACGGTGGGTCGAGCGCAACAAGCTGCACAAAACCCAGCACCACAAAAAGCTATGCAGTGGTGGCAAGCCAATAACTGGTTTAACGCTCAAGGTTTCGAGCGCGAGACAGCGGCGGCACGTTCAATTGATGTTCAGCTTGACCTAGAAGGCTATGACAAAAATTCTGACGAATATTATCATGTTTTAAACAACCGTTTACAAAAAATGTTTCCTGAGATATCGTCGGAGCCAAGTCCTAGTAAGGCAAGAACGAAAAGTAGACCACCAGTCGCCCCAACTACAGGCGGTTCTTCCAACTACAAGGGCAATAGAGTGAGGATGTCGCAAGAACAACTCAGAATGGCTAGAGAGCTTGGAATCAATGATGAAAAAGGTCTTAAAAAATACGAAGCCGAAATTCGGCGTCAACAAAGGAGCCAATAATAATGTCTGAGAAAAGAAATGTTCGCGCGAGCCAAGCTCGCAATTCTGTGCGTGATGAGGAATCTCGTCCCATGACGGCATGGAAACCACCATCACTTTTGGATGCACCCGAAGCACGTCCCGGTTATGTTCAAAGGTGGGTAGCTACCTCGATTCAGGGTAAGGATAGCCCAGACAACGTGTACAAACGTATGCGTGAAGGATGGGAACCGCGCCCTGCTGATACTGTGAAAGCTGAGTTATTCTCAACAATCAATCACGGCCAGTGGGCAGGATCAATTGGAGTTGAAGGAATGCTCTTGTGCGAAATGCCAGAAGAACGGCATCATCAAATGAGAGATTATTATTCAGGCAAAAATGATGAACTGAATGAATCAATTGCAGGCGATCTTGAAGCGTTAGGACGGCGTAGTGGACAACCAATCTATCAAGAGCGGAAGTCCGAAACCAGTCGTGGCAGATCTCTTTCTGCTGCAAGCGACTAAATTAACGCTAAAAGGAGCGAAAAATGGCAAATGCAGATGCAGCCTTTGGGTTTATCCCAGTTCGTCACATGAGCGGTAATGCACCTCGCACTAACCAATACACCATCACAAGTGGTCTTGCAGAAAACATCTTTACAGGTGACCTTTGCATTATCACGTCAGGTGGTGTTGTTACTCCACATTCGGCAACGGAAGTGAATAACATTGGTGTTTTTGCGGGTGTGTCTTACACAGCAAGTGACGGTTCTTACGTCTATAGTGAATACTGGCCGTCAGGCACAGTAGCTACTGACATCATCGCATATGTATATGATGATCCATATACTGTGTTCAAAGTTCAGTCAGCGGGTTCCCCTGCTCAGACCAATATCGGCAACTGTGCTGATGTTGTCGCTGGGGCTGGGTCCACAACGACTGGTCAATCAGGCTTCGAAATCAGTGGAACAATGGCGGCTAGCGCTGCTACTTGCAAATTGATTGCATTGGTGGAAACACCAGACAATGCATTCGGGGCTAACGCTGTCATGGAAGTGCTTATCAATGAGCATCTTCTTAAAGACAGTGCTGGCATCTAAGGAGGGTATAAACAATGGCTATGAATAGAGCAAATTTTGCTAAAATGCTTGAGCCGGGTCTGAATACTCTTTTCGGACTCGAATACGACAGCTATCCAGCCGAATATGAGGCAGTTTTTGAATCAAACACTTCGCAAAAAGCGTTTGAAGAGGACGTCCTCCTATCTGGATTTGGAAATGCTCCAACAAAATCAGAGGGTTCTGCGGTTTCTTATGACGCAGCCTCTCAGCAGTGGACTGCGCGTTATCAGCACGAAACAATCGCTTTGGCTTTCTCAATCACTGAAGAAGCTGAAGAAGACGGCCAGTATGGTTCGATTGCTTCTCGCTATACAAAAGCGTTGGCTCGCTCAATGGCCTCTACTAAAGAGATCAAAGCAGCTAACATTTTGAATACCGCGACAACTGTTAACGGTGGTGACGGCGCACCTCTTTTGAGTGCATCACATCCAACCCAAAACGGTAACCAGTCTAACATTCTAGCAACAGCGGCTGACTTGTCTGAAGTGTCACTAGAAGCAATCCTTATTCAGATTGCTGACATGAAAGATGATCGCGGTCTTCGCGTTGCGGCACAAGGTACGAAGTTGGTTATTCCAACAGCTTACACTTTTGTTGCAGAGCGTCTGCTCGAATCACAACTGCGTGTTGGCACTGCTGACAACGACATCAACGCGATCCGTCAAGGTGGATATCTCCCACAGGGCTATCACATTATGCGCCGTCTAACAGACAGCGATCAGTGGTTCGTGCAAACTGATGTTCCTGATGGACTGAAAATGTTCCAACGCTCGCCTATGAAAAAAGGCATGGAAGGTGACTTCGAAACTGGCAACGTGCGCTATAAAGTGCGTGAGCGTTACAGCTTCGGTGCTACTGACTGGCGTGGGGTCTTCGGATCACAAGGCGCTTAATTACCTAACTTCTCCTCTCTGTTAGGTTTGATTGAGGCGGTCTTCGGATCGCCTCTTTCTTTTTGTTCAAACCTATTGTAGTCTCCAGATATCCCTGACAGCTGCATGGTGCGGCTGACACTAGCCTCGACAGGAGATCATAATGGCTAATACAACTTTTTCGGGTCCAATTCGGGCTGGCGGCATTAAGACAACTACAGGAACAACTGTTGGCTCAGACATTGCAAACGTAGGTTACGTTGTGATGATGCAGACGCACACAATGGATCTTTCTGGTGGTGCAATCGCTGCGGGTTCAACTGACATGGTTATTCCCGCAAATTCAAAGATTATTGATTGTGTAGTAGACATGTCTACAGCTTCATCTGGCGCAACAAACGTCAGTGTTGGCGATACCGTTGGTGGCGCAACCACAATCTTAAATACACTGGCAGTAGGTACATCTGCTGGTCTAAAAACTGTTACTACACAAGGCGGCGGCACAGGCGAGTGGTCAAACACAGGTACTGCTGACCTAAAGCTAACTGTTACAAACAGTGCAGCTACAACAGCGGGTGTTTGTGTAATTACCATTATGTACGCACAGGCTTATAACACGGTTATCCGTCCATAAGGAGCGTTTAAATGGCTGACATTGTATCAGTAAAAAAGCTAAGTGATAGCACCAGAGAGGCAGTGTTCGCGTTCCAGTATCAATATGTTGATACAGGAGATGAAAGCGCTGTCTTAAAGATTGATGTTTCTACACTTGCTCCCAACGCGAATGGCGAGCCTTGCACGGCTGTTCGCATCATCGAAGGATGGTGGGTCATTAAAAGCATGACGGTGCGGGTATTGGCTGACGCTGATGTAGACATCATTTTGATGAACATTGGGGATGATGATATTGGATATCACGATTTCTCAAGGTTCGGTGGCCTTCCATCAACTCTGTCGTATGGTACAAATCCAACTGGGGATATAAAATTTACGACAGATGGAGCTGGGGCAGTAGGTGATTCATATCAACTGGTTCTAAGGGTAATCAAAGAATACTAGGAGTTTTCAATGGCAACTTCAGGAACCGTAGCGTTTCAGCCCAATGTCGAAGAAATTATAACTGAAGCATTCGAGCGTTGCGGTATTGATACCCAAACCCAAACTGGTGACAAGGCTGTGTCTGCACGGCGCAGCCTTAACCTACTCTTTGCGGAGTGGGCTAATAGGGGTATAAATTACTGGGCTGTTCAGCAACAGACCTTGACGCTTGTAAACGGCACAACGTCATACACCCTTCCAGTAGGCACAATAGACATTATCGATGCAGTAATACGCGACAGCTCTGGCACAGATACATCTGATCAAGTCATAAATCGTGTGTCGATTGCAGATTATAATCAGCTTCCAAACAAAAATTCTGGCGGCAAGCCAAGCCAGTACATGCTTGATAAACAATACACACCTGTTGCATATTTTTGGCAAGTACCAGACAAAACAACATATAGTATGGTGTACTGGGCGATCAGGCAGCTTGAGGATGTCACGGCATCAAATCAAGATCCAGATATTCCATATCGTTGGAATGAATGCATATGTGCTGGTCTTGCAAGTAAGTTGGCAATGAAATTTGCAGTTGATAAATTTAATATGTTAAATGAAATGTATGAAAGATCATTTAGCTTTGCAGCAGCGTCAGACAATGACGGTGTATCTCTGAGGGTTCAGCCCACTGCGCTGAATTTATATTGATGGCAAAATACGCAAGAGGCAAAAAATCCCAAGCGATTAGCGACAGAGGCGGTCTAAAGGTTCCATATACGGATCTTATGACTACTTGGGATGGCCTTCGCGTGTCTCCAGACGATTGGGAGCCAAAACAACCACAGCTCACACCCGCTAAAAATGTTGTTGATGCGACATCACTTTTTAATCCACGCCCAGATACAGACCCCGAAAATGCAGAGGTATTTATAGGGTACAATTTTGACTTCTTCACACCCATACAAGACCGCCCTCCAGTGGGCATACATGGGCTTGGTGTTGTGTCTCATGGGTCTGTACTAGAAATGGACGTTTCGGTCACTGGAGTGGCTGGTACAGGCGCTGTGGGGACAGTCTATCCAAACCCTGATATCAATCCAGCAGTCGGCACAGGCGCAATTGGTGATTTTGAATTAGTAGTGTCTCTTGATGTAAACGTCACCAGTGCTATTGGTACAGGCGCTCTAGGTGACTTAATTTTTGCCACTACTGTTACTGGGGTAACTGGCACAGGAGCAATTGGGACTGAAGTCCCAGAATCTGAAATTGAAGAAACAGGCGTGGCTGGTACAGGTTCTATTGGAACTTACACAGTAGAAAATGTAATAACTGCTACAAGTGCAATTGGCACAGGCGCGACAGGCACTGAGACAGCAGTATCTGAAATATCAGTATCTGGTATATCTGGCACTGGATCTGTCCATGTGATTGGAACTGGTGCTGGTAGTGACTTTAATCTTATTGTTGGCCCAATAACTGGATTGGGCGGCGTAGGAACGACAGGCAGCGAGGTCGCAGAAACTGAAATATCTGAAACAGGTTTAGCTGGTACAGGCGCAATAGGATCTGTAGATCCAGCAGTTGGGTGGGGCAACAACGCTTGGGGCAATGGAACATGGGGTAATGGAATATGAATTACACACAATTAGTATCGAACATTCAAAACTTCATGGAAGATGACAGCGCAGAGCTGTCAGCATCTATTGATCAGATTATAGAGCAGGCCGAAGAAATGATTTTTCAGCGGTTACCTAATTTGCCTTGTTTTAGAAAAAACGCATCAGCAGCTCTGGTGCAAGGCACAACGGATTACACTGTTCCGTCTGCAAGGATGATCAGACAAGTTTCTGTTATTACCGCAAATGTGACAGCATATTTAAATCACAGAGTAGATTCATATGTGCGTGATTACTGGCCAAATGCCACAACTCAAGGCGTTCCAGAGATGTATAGCACTAAAACAGCGGCGATTGGCGGCACGACTTTTACTGTTGCACCCACTCCAGACGCAACAACATCAACTTATCAAGTTGATTTTATAGCCCCAGAAACTGGGTTGAGTTCAAGTAACGCAAATACTTGGATTGGAGATAACGCAGAAAATGTGTTATTAGCAGCGTGTCTTTACGAAGCATCAGCCTTCTTAAAAGCTGGAGAAACTTTAACACTCTACAAGACACAATTTGACGAAGCAGTGCAATTATTTGTACAAGAGATGCAGCGAGACTACGCAGCAGAATATAACGGAGGTTTATAATGGCTATCGCACAAGCAATGTGTACAAGTTTTAAGGAAGACTTGTTTCAAAAAGAACAAGATCTAGATTCAGATACAATCAAAATTGCGCTGTATACTTCTTCAGCGTCATTAGGTGCTGCAACAACAGCATATACCACAAGTGGTGAAGTTGCTTCTGGAAATGGGTATACAACAGGTGGTGAAACACTTACCAGCCCAGTGATTGGCACAAGTGGCACAACAGCTTATGTTGACTTTGCTAATCCAGAGTGGACATCAGCATCATTCACGACGGCTGGCGCTTTGATCTATAACGACACAACGGCAGGTAATAATTCAATTGCGGTTCTAAATTTTGGTGGTGACTTTACAGTTACTTCTGGCACATTCCGCATTGTTTTCCCAGCTCCCGGAGCCGCTGGCTTGATCCGCATCGACTAATAAAAAAAGGATAGTACAACATGGCTAGTACCTATGAAAATGACCTTCGCCTCGAAGAAATGGCCACAGGGGAAAACTCTGGCTCATGGGGTACGAAGACCAATACAAACCTCGAACTAATCGCAGATGCGTTTGGTTATGGCACAGAGGCTATAACAACTAATGCTGACACTCACACGACAACAATTGCAGATGGAACTTCTGATGCTGGACGTGCGATTTATTTAAAATATACAGGCGCTTTAGACAGCGCTTGCACAATTACTATTGGGCCAAATACGGTCAGTAAGATGTGGTTCATTGAGAATGCCACAAGTGGATCTCAAAATATCATTATCTCTCAAGGATCTGGAGCTAATATAACTATTGGCGCAGGAAAAACTAAAATAGTTTACAGCGATGGCGCTGGCGCTGGTGCTGCATTTGTTGAAGCTACAGATGGAATTTCAATAAATAGCTTGTTCTTAGAAGGAAACGCTACATTCGGCGACAACAACAAAGCCATCTTTGGGGCTGGGTCTGACCTACAGATTTATCATGATGGTACACATAGTTATATTAGCGATGTAGGGACAGGCCCACTTCGTATTACTTCAGATGGAACTGGCATCCTTTTAAACAAAAGCACCACTGAAAGTATGGGTCGGTTCCTTACTGATGGTGCAGTAGAGCTTTATTATGATAACGCCAAGAAGTTTGAGACTACCAGCACAGGCGTTGATATAAAATTTGACGGTGGCGGCTCTCAGATGGGGCTAGACATACACAATCAAGGTACTGCGACTGGCGATGATGCAGCTTTAACATTTGAAACCCAAGGTTCTCGAAACTTTACGATGGGTATTGACCGTTCAGCTTTGTCATTTGTTATTGCTGAAAGCTCTACTTTAACAACAAATCCTAGATTGGTCATTGATGATAGCGGCAATGTTGGGATAGGCACAGATTCGCCTACTGTTTTGCTCGATTTGGAAAGTGCCTCACCTACAATCAGACTGACGGACAGCGATGCTTCTGGAACTCCAGAGTGTCAAATTTCGGGTGCGGGTGGCGATTTAATCTTTGATGCCGACAGAGATAATGAAAAGGGCAGTAGCTTAATATCGTTTAAGGTAGACGGCTCAGAGCGTATGCGTATCGACAGCAGCGGTAATGTTGGGATAAACACAACCGCACCAAGTCCTGTTGGACTCGGAATTGTAACTGGTGGTGGATCAAAAGGGGTCATGCTCACCAGAAACGGCTCATCAGGAAACCCAACAAGTGGTCAAGGGTTTGGCAGTTTTGGTTTTAAAGGGCTTATGGATGGGTCAAACTCAATGGCGGCTGCTGAAGCATCTATTGAAGCTATAGCATCTGAAAACCATTCTGGTAGTACAGCAGGAACAGATTTGGCTTTTTATACTAAACCTTCAGGTACAGGGCCGGGTTCTGGCCCAACAGAGCGTTTCAGAATTACAGCAGCGGGCAATGTTGGGATAAATACGAGTTCGCCTAGTGTGCCTCTAACAGTGGAAGCTAACTCTGGCGGTAACAATATTCGTCTGCTAGGGCGATCATCAGACGGCTTTGCTTTTCTAGGATTTAGAAATAATAATGATAACTCAGACAATGCTCAGATTGGTGCAAGCAACGGTGCGGAAATGTTGTTTTACACGAATGGCTCAAATGAGCGTATGCGCATCAGCAGCGATGGTACTGTTTTTATAGGTAAAACAAGTACTGGTAACGCTGCGGGTATTCAACTCAATCAAAGCGGTTCCGCTTATTTTGTGCGTGACAGCTCCGCAGTCTTGCTGGTAAACAGGCTAGGCAGCGATGGAGTAGTAGTACAATTTTATAACGACTCAAGTGGTGTAGGTTCGATTTCAGTTTCTGGTTCTACTACAGCATACAACACCTCATCCGACTATCGACTAAAAGAAAATGTAGTAGCACTAACAGGCGCATCTGCACGAGTTAACCAGCTAGATGTTAAACGATTTAACTTTATAGACGATGATACGAATACACTGGTGGATGGCTTCTTAGCTCACGAAGTTGCTGACGTTGTTCCAGAAGCAATCACTGGCGCTAAAGACGCCATGAAGGATGAGGAGTACGAGGTATCAGCCGCTATTGGCGAGATATACACGCCACTTGAGGCAGCTTACGTTGACGATGACGGTAATGAAGTTGCTGCAACAGACGAGGTTATACACAGCACAGACGTAGTGGAACCAGAAACTTTAGCGGAAGGTCAACTTTGGAGAGAGACAACTAAAGCCGTCATGGGTACTCGCAGCGTCCCAGACATGCAAGGCATAGATCAGTCCAAACTCGTTCCACTTTTAACGGCTGCGCTGCAAGAGGCGCTGACAGAAATAGCAGCCCTTAAAGCTAGAGTAACAACATTAGAAGGATAATAAATTCAACCCCTAACCAAAAGGAGATCAACATGGCTGAGAAAAAAACAAACACCATTACGATCAACGACAAAGACTATATCGAAGATGAGCTAACAGATCAGCAAAAGGTAATGGTAAATCACATCAAAGATCTTGATCGCAAGGTAGGATCTGCTCAGTTTAATTTGGATCAACTACATATAGGCAAGCAAGCCTTTGTAGATATGCTAATAAAATCGCTTGAGGCTAAAGTCGAAGAGGCTGAAGTCGTAAACTAGGAATACTGAATAATGGATAAAAGAACCGTAGCATCTGCGCATGAAAGGATTGATGGATTGGAAAAAGAGGTCATTGAGATTAAGACCGAAATGAAAATTCAGTTCAAAGATTTGTTTAATCGTGTCAAACGTATGGAGTCAATTATGTTGGCTGCTACTGGTTCTATCATTGCGCTACTGGTCGCTGTGCTTACCAAGATGGGTTAGAGTTTAGTTGTGGCTATACTCGAAACTATAGCTGCCGCTAATGCTGCGTACTCAGTAATTCGTACTTGCCTTGAGAATGGATCTGAAGTGACTGGGCTAGTCTCTCAGGTAGGAAAGTTTCTTACCGCTGAAGATGAGCTAAAAGATGCAGTAAAGCGCAAGAAGGCCAGCCCAATTAGCGCTATCACTGGTGGTTCTGAAGGTGATTGGGAAGAGTTCCAAGCATTAGAAGATTTGAAGGCCAAGCGACAAGAACTTGAGAGCTGGTGTAGATTGTATGGCCCACCGGGAACTTGGGATAGGTGGCAGCAATACCAAGCTGAAGCGCGTAAGGCGCGACGTGCCGCAGAGAAACAACGTCAAAAAGAACGTGAAGAAATGATTGAGACAATGACTGTTGTTGTATGTGGTTTCATTGCTATTGGAGCAACAGGCGCTGGGTTTTATTGGCTAGGTAAATTCATGGAGAAGTGGTGATGTGGTTTTTGGTATGGTTTCATATAATCAACAATAATATTACGAGCTATGAGCTAGGTCAGTATACGTCTGCTAGTGAGTGTGCCAGAGCAAAAGACACTGCAAAAGTTTTGGTCACAGATGAAAAAACAATCACATACTGTTTTGAGGTTAGCGCAAAATAAGCAAGGGAAATATGTTGTATATGACAAATGGGGAAAAGTTGTTATAATAACCAGAGATAAACGAGTAGCGGAGCATTGCTATGCCAAATACAATTCTTGATGATTGGAAAATTCTACCAAGATTAATGATGCTGGTGACAACTATTATGTATATTCG